TATCGGCGGTTACAGCATAATTAGTTGGTCTTGTGATAATCTCACTAAACGGATCTATCTCAGTGAAGTCAATAATATCATCGCCTTCTTCTTCAAAGAATACGTTCTTTGCGATTGGATCTTTTTCTAGTAGTTTATTAAGATTGTTAACTTCAAGATCTTCAGTGTTTAAAACATCGAAGTGTGTATCTATATCTTCAATTCCGGTGTCGAATCTTTCGTTCGAGTATTCAAACAGTTCACACTTAAGATCAAATACTTGAAGAGCTCCGCTCTGATAGAAAACGCTTTCGTGCTCAACATGAGAGATCTCAAAGAATTTATTATTGAGAGGAAGATATATAAGGTCGCCTTCCTTCGGTCTTATGAGAGTAGTATTCAATCTAGTTGCGTATCTTTCAAAAGTTCTCACCGCAACAGTAAAAGTAACTTGGTCACGAATCTGAAGACCAAACTTACTAAGAAAGTCACCATCTCCCTGAAAACCGTCCACGCTCTTTACGTATACTTCCATTAAGTAAGCCGCATTAAAGATTGAAAGATCGTCTTCATTGAGTATCTGGTCGGTCGCTTCTAACTTTCGAGTAACATAGTAAGTATCAACACCGTAGATCTGTATTGCTTCAATGACTAAGTCGTCAATGAGTTGCTGCTCATTGAAGTATCCATAGTTTTGAAAAAAGACGTTAGTCGCCATTTATCATCCAACGAAATTGTAAACGAGTGGTTGAAGTGAAGTCTTCGCATTTTCTTCCATCTCTTTGCGGTCTGCTTTTGCTTCCGATAGGATCTGTTCGCCGTTGAACTGAACACCTCCGATAAGTTGCATGTTTGTAAACTTAGTTAGGTTTACACCCCACTGCTCGCGTATTAAGATAGACGCATAGTTCTGAAGAAAGCGATCGCTCCATACGTCGGAGTATGTGTTGCCATCAATAATGTCATATCCCTCTATAATGATAAACGACCCAGGATTCAATATGGCCTTATTTACATCTACATATAAACGGTTTACATGGCGATTGTATCTTATGAGAGGGCGGCCTACAAGTATTTCTTGCAGGAACTGTAGGTGAGATAGAGCCATGTAGTAATGCTGAATGTTGTACCCAGTAATGTCTTCTAGGTTGTTCAAAACGAATTGGTATTGAACGTTGAAGAAGCCGGTACCGGTCGAGATAGAAGAGCTAAGATCAAAGATACGAGTGATACCGAGAATGTTTTGTGGTACTTCGATATATCCCTGATCTATCTCTTGTTGTGTTAGAGCATGCTTAAGATATATCATCTGGCTACCATCATAGTGGTAGTCTCTCCAGAATGCTATTGCCTCGTCAATACGATCTTCTATCTGTTCATCAGAAACGTTGATCTGAATGACTGGCGCACCGATCTTTCTAAGAACATAATCTTTGAATTCGCTTCTTGTTGAAGGACGTGCCATGTTTGATCACCCTACTTTTTGATCTATTTATAAAAGAAGATGAACCACATTTTTTGGTTGACATATGTGAAATATCTGATATAATTAGATTTAACATCTATCAAGCCGGTAGTATATACTTACTCGATGCGCTCGATATCTTCTTCGTAGCAGTTCTGTCCATACTGGATCTCAACAATCTTTAGTTCTTCAGAAGAATCGTTAATGAGTTGGTGCCAGTCAGAAACATATATGTTTACAAAGTCGCCTTTCTTTAAAGGCGACAACACTCCGTTTAGTTTGATAGCACCGGTACCATTTGTAACGTACCATAGTTCGTTTCTAAAACTATGTCTCTGAAGACTGAGAGACTTTCCTGGCTCGACTATGAGTTCTTTTACTTTTGTAGAAGGACCGTCCGAGTGTAGGACTCGATAGTATCCCCACTTTCTTTCCGTCTTAGGTGTCTTCCACTCAGTAAGGATCTTACTGCTAGAATTCATCTTATGAGTTCCACCGACTCCAAACACAAACGATAGTCGGCTGTCTACGATACTCATTTCCGGAATATTGCTATCGGTTCTATCACCACCGTTCGCAAAAATGATTTCATCGTGTGGATACTTTCCTAGACACAGCTTAATCGCTTCGGACGCCCCGCCGTCACTATCGTCAAATATCATGACACTATCGACCATATGAAGGCTCTCAACGATCGCAACTCTTTCTGATAGACTCATGAATGGCTGACCCTTTTTACGAGTCAGCCATTCGTCACTATTTACTCCAACTATTAGAATATCTCCGAGTTCTTTTGCTTCATTAAAGTATGCAATATGACCGCTATGAAGGGGATCGAAACCACCAGTTACAAGTACTATCTTCATTCTACATTCCTTTCAAATTTGCATATACCATAAACTGACCCTTATATGGGTTATTAATTCTCCACCACTCTTCATAGGCACGCAAAAAGTTGTTATCGAAAATTTGTTCTGTTACGTCTTTTCCATCTCTTTCATATACACGCAGATGTTCTGTTCCTCTTAAATCTAACAGGTAGTTATCTCTAAATTCTATAAAGTTCTCTATAGAATTTGGAACTCCGACTATGTGATATTCACCAGCTATGTTCTTAACTATTTTTTTGATCATAGAAGAATTTTCTTTAGTGAAGATAAAAGCTTCCCCGCCTTCGCAATCAAATTTTAAGAAATCTATCGTCTCTATGTTATAATCTTTTATTAACGTATCGAACCGAATAGTTGAAAACATACTGCCGGCGTGATGATAGATATAATCTGACCCCGGTTTGATTATGTTGTAGTCGGTATCTACTCCAGATATACCTTTATTTATCAGTGTACACGAAAATATTTCTAGATTTTTTTCCAGCGTTTTGAATACAATGTTTGATGGTTCTAAACAAAATGCGTGTTTAGGTTTAATATCCTTTAGAGAATATATGAAAGAACCAACGTTTGCACCAATATCTACAACGACATCGATTTCTTTTATCTTATATAATAGTTCGTATGTTCTATCGATAAAATTTTCTTTAGTAAATAAGTTTGCATATTCTTTATCTGTTGGACCCCAATCAAAGTTTTCGTAATTCATCTTTACTCCGCGTCAAAAAAGAACATTTGCCACAAGCGAGAATTCTCGTTGTTATATCCGAAGTATCCGGATGCTGCGTGAATCATACCTGCGTCAAATATGACGAGTCTGTTATAGACATTTCCAACTACGTCGACCGGTTCATATGGAGTTTTATCGAGAGTAGTGTGCCCAGAGAAGGTGCTCATGATCTCTGGATGAGAATTGTGACGAATACGTGTTGCCTTATGCGCGTACATTGAAGTACCAGTCTCGAATGGCGCGTCGGGTGTTAGGAATAACATACCAGCATATTTCTGATCGTCGCAGTGATAAACAAGAGCATCTCCTGCATAACATGTCTGGAACCTGCCATTCATACCATGTTGTTCCCATTTTGTAATCTTCATTCCCATGATCTTTTCAAATTCTTCCTTCAGGCCTGGGAATAGAAACTGTTTAAAAGTTCTATTTCCCATATATCCTTTTCCGAAGCCACCCTTATCGAATTCACGAGTTAGAGCATACTGTCTTACTTCATCTGGGTTATGATAGAAATCGTCTACGATCCATACTCTCTTTTTATACGGGCTTATTAGAGAAGAAGGATTTATAACAGCCCTTTCAAATACATCTAAACTATCTTCTTTGACATCTGGCAGAAAGTAGTTCTTTAAGTACTCGCTCTCAAGAATTTCTTTTGGTAGCCCACTAATAGAGTACTTCTTTAAGACGTGATTTTTATTTCCAGAAGGCGGAGTAGATCCTTCTTTCATTTCGTTCTCTGTTAAGAATGTCACGTATGTCTCGTCACGGTATGACTTTATCTCTTTAATGCTGTCTGTTTCATTTCCTCCTAACCACTCGAATGAGTCGTTATAATGGGCCCATACTTGAGACTTCAGGGCTCGCTTTTCAGGCCCACCCATCCAAGAGAAGTGCCATCCAAGATCCTGAATAGCAGCACCGTTTTCCGTAATATAATGAATTGGAAACGGGTTATTTACATTTGAACGTATCTGCGCTGGTGTAGCCCTTTTAAGTTGAGCTTTCGTAGCAAGAAACATTGCGCCGGACCATTGAACCGGTGTGTTACTATCTCTGTGATAAAGACGAAGATCTGCTCTTCCTTCGAGATAAACGAGTGGAACCTTAATGATTATCTCTTGGTTTTCTCGGCAGACACGTGATAGATACGGAATTCCATCCGGCCGAATGATTTCATCAGCATCGCCGTGAATAAAGACAGTATCATCATCAAACGTGTCGAGGACTTTTAGGAGCGCGTCTTTCTGAAGGCGCTCACGAGCTCTTGCTCTTTGCGATTCAATCTTATCACGATTTCCATACGTGTTTTGAATATCAATAGGAAGGATCTCCAACTTGTCGTCGTCCGGTATATCGTGTGCTATATAGATGATCTTATTTGGATCCATCTCAAGTCTGCCTGCGATCTCAGGAAACTGTCTTTCAACTTTATGACCAGCGTGAGTTTTATTTGACTCTGATATAACAAAATAATCTACATGATCCTTAAGTACTTCATATCTCAGCTTAAGTGTTTCTTCTCCGTATGGAGCAAAGAAAGGAAAGAAATCGACTATCATATTATTTGTACCTCTCAAATTATTATAATGACTTGTTGCAGATGTAGATCATCCAACAGCTTCCCCAACCGAGAGGCCACTTTGAATTCAAATATGCATCGTCATACATTTTCTGTTGTGAATCTTCCTGAAGATATTTTATCTTACTTGCATCAAATTTTGATAAGAAGTTGTCTCTAAATTTTTTGAATAAAACTGGCGCATCTTCAAAGCAATCAAGATGCACTTCGACCGCAATGTGTTTAACATTATTTTTTATGAATTCAAGATTTTCTTCTGACAAGATATCATATTCGGCTCCTTCGGCATCTATCTTAAGATAGTCTATATGCGTGATATCATATTCCTTTATGATATCTTTAAACGAACGAATAGGAACGGCCTTATCATATCCTTCGCCAAAAACATTTCTAGTATACATTGGGTCATTCCCTATAACGCAGTTAATAGGAACCAATGGAGATTCTTTTTTATTTATGATATGTGGTGACGCATTGTGTATTACTGTTTTTATGAGTTTAGAATTTCCCTCGATAGAATACACCTTTTTGGCGCCGTTGTCCAGAGCATGACATGTGAACATTCCGTTACATGCACCTATGTCCACTACGATGTCGTTTGGTTGAACTTTATACCACCAATCGTAATCATTTCTTATAAAGAATTCGTGATATAGCGTTGCTACAGTTTCTATAGAATCTATACCATCAAATGATATGTTGTCATTTAGACTATTCATTACGAAATTCTTTCTAGCACTGTGAGACCATTGTTGTTTGTAAGAAACATCTTAAATCTCCAATTTTGATTTTCAATAAGAAACTCTATAATCGCAGGAAGGAGCCCTTGTGTAAGTTGTTTGTTGTCTCCACCTTCATTTTTTAGACCATATGTGTTCGTATCATGAAATGCGATGTACTTTCTTACTTTGTTAGCATGAAGAGATAGTTCTTTCTTTAGTTGTTCATATTCGTGCCATGTGTCTATAAACAAAAGATCTGTCTCCTCAATCTCGACATTAAGAACATCCGCTTCAATGAACTTTGTGTCTTTTCCAGCGGAACTAGCATTATTCATGAGTTCAACTACTTTTTGATCTGTAACGATGTCATAAGAAATTAGTTTTGCGTTAGCTCTCAAGAATGCCCTAGTACTAACTCCAAACCTTACACCCATCTCTGTTATATGATTGCATTCTTTGGCGAGTTCGTATAGAACCGGCAAGTGTTCATGAATGTCACTAGGAGTCGTAGCAGCCGCTGCAAACTCTTTCTCTATCATGTGTTTGAAATCTTTTTGTGGTTGGTCTTCGGAGTATCTAATAGTACCAATCGAAGGAATGTACTTCTTCATTATATCGTTCAAATTTATCATATCATATATCTCGCTCTTAGTGGTTTCTTCTTTTAGTCGAAGAAAGACTGGGTGCATTTCCTCAAATGCTTGATCTTCTCCAATATATTTATAAGTTAGCAGCATAAGATAAAACGCGTCTATTCTTGACGTATCTATTGACATAGCATGCTTTAAAATCTTATCTACGATTGCGAAGCTGTCACCGTGCTCTATTAGAGACTTTGCGGCTGACACTAAAGAATTATAGACCAACTCGTTGTCGTCAGTTCTATCCGCAGCTCTTAAAAAGTATCCGCAGGCGGCAGAGTACTGTTTAAGTACTTCATACTCCTTTCCAAGATCGTAGTTGAACTGCGCGTTTTCTGGATCACTTACATAAGATTTAATCTTTTCTACAAGCATATCAACCTCTCAAAACAAAATCGTCAAATACATTTTTTGGTATTCTTAGTATATATGATGTGTTATCCTCGTACCCATACGATATAAGCACATCGTTCTTATGATAAGCAATACCTGAAACAAACTCAATAGATCCACTCATCATTGTAAAGTCACGAGTGGAACATACTATATTCCAGTCTCTGTCCCAAACTATAATTCTCTGAAAGTATCTTCTTCCGCTATCGTTGTTATTATACATGCATTCGTGAGTAATGCCAATGTAGTAGTCTTCGTTCCAAGGTATGATATGCGAACCACCTCTTAGATCACGAGGGAACCGATACTTTTTAGACTCCTCAAGATGTACGGTGTTAGTCTTTAGAGTTTTAGTATCGAATGAAACTATCTGAGTTGGGTTGGTCCACTTCACCCATTGGAACGGCTTGTCTAGAATAGGCATCCAGTTCTTTTCACAGTAGGTGTCGTCGTTTCCCGGCGCTGGAATTGAAAACCGTTCTACCTCAACCACGCCGTTCTTGGTTATCTCAATCTGTGAAAGATCCATCCTACCCTTACCTTCGAGTATATGATCCCTTCTTACTCCGCAGAGATACTTTTTACCTTCCCATTCTATGAGTCTTCCATCTTCCAACCCAATGTAGAACCAGTTAGGATCCTCATTAAGTTTCATATCAATTCTGTCCGCAGATATAACATTAAGACGATCGTCAAGTCTACATACAACGTTTTCGGACCTGATGTTAATATCACTATCAGGATAAAGATATTTTAAAGGCCCATCTTTATCTGGAAACTTATTACTATAATAAAGAGTATAGTTAGTTTCTCTGAGATTTACAAAGACTCTTTCTTGACTGTCAACAAATACAGACGCGTTTGTTGTCGCCATTCCTTTTGATACAGAGTGAGGTACAACAATAGGATGGATCGATCCGCCATTTGCTAATGCGTACTTTGCTAGACTAGATTGGTAAACATCTTTTAACGGAGTTTCGTTATGATAGTATTGAGACCTATGATTTTCTTTTTTGATCATCATTAGATTTTTCATAGCAGCTTTCTGATGATGTCTAGGGGCATCACTGCTGTTTATAATAGAAAGAAGTATCTCTCTAGATTCCTCTATGAACCCGCTATGAAAACCAGCATGAGCTTTCTGAAGTAAGAGAGAATACTTTCCATCATATGTGGTTTTTCTTCTCAACGATTTTAAACTATCTAAGTCTGGAATGCTTAGCGCGGTAGACACGAGTGAATAGGCAGTAAACCACCTCTCGTCATTCGTTTCGCTGCTCTCAATGAACTTGCTTAGAATTAAATATGCTTCTGGACGCGTTGGCATATGAGATATCGCAAAGTTTAGAAGGCCCTTTGTTGAATATTTCCGTCTTCCCAAAGATTGCATGCATGTTGCTAATCTTATTAGACTCTCATAAGATTTATTTCTATCATCGAATCTTTCTGCCGAGCGTAAGTAATAAGACCCTGCCGATGAGTACTGACCTAAATCCTCATAGTACGAACCGATCATAAAACTAACTTCTGGGTCACTAGGATTAAGAGCGAACATCGTGATCAACTGTTTTATTTCTTCCGTCATATCAAACCTTCGCATTATTTACAAATTTTTCAATAGTCGCATACGGCACTTCGAGTAGATAAGCGGCGTTATCTTGAAACCCAAACGTAATAAGTATTCGTCCTTTATAATGGCACATTCCGCATGTAAATTCGGTATGACCACCCATGATAGTAAAGTCGTCAGAGAACTTCACAATGTTCCAATTCTTATCCCATACGATAAAGCGATGGCGATACACTCCGTCCTTTACCTTCTTTTCTCCCTTAAAAAGATCAACCTCGTGAGTTAACGCAATATAGTAATCACCAAAAGAAATGACTTGTGAACCGCCTCTAGGTTCAGTCAATCCCTTTGGATTTCTATTAAACATTCGAGTGTCGCCTAAAAACACGGTTTCTGCCTTGGCTTTTTCTATATCAGCAAGAACTACTTCTGTCGGGTTACACCACTTAATGTACGTATAATCTTGATCTAGAACCGGCATCCAGTTCTTTTCACAATAAGATGTATCTTCGCCAGGAGCACCGATACGCGTGCGAGATACTTCTATTACTTCATTATCGAGAACCTCTATCTCTGATAATTCCATTCTTCCTTGGCCTGTCGTATTCGTATCCCTACGAACTCCAGTCATGTAGAGTTTTTCGTTCCATTCAACAAGTCTTGCATCCTCAAGACCAACGAATTCCCATATCGGTTCTTTATCAAGTTTTGAAGTGTCTACGTGGTTTACTCGAGTGATGTTATAATTTCCATCCAACTCACAATAAAAATTCTCTGTGCGCAACTTCATATCATCTTCTGGGTGAAGATATGTAAGAGGTCCCCATGGATGGATAAACTTCTTTTTCTCAGAATGATAAAAGAAATAGTTAGTGCATCTTACATTAACTATTAGTTTTCCTTTATGAACAAGAATTGACGGGTTCATAAGCCCGGTGCCGCCGGTGAGCTTTGATGGAACGATCAGTGGATGAATACTTCCACCATCTGTTAACGCTTGTTGTGCTAGAGTTGTAGAAGTTTCGTATCTATACGTTTGTTCTACTTGATGCGCGTCTTTGACGTGTTCAAAAAATGACATGATGTAATCAAATTCCTCATAATATGAATGTAAGTTCTGTCAACTACATTTATTTATCAATGAAATCGGTACTATTAAATCCAACTACCGATAGCAAATACAATCACGCTCGTAGCAGTAGTGTTCGCGCGAGAAATATACACGTTTACGGCCGTTGTAGTAGCACCAGATGAAGACCAACCAGTAACTGTGGTTCCTGGAACAGTAGAGTTAACAGAAACATGAACATATGGTGCTGCAGCAAATGCTATCGGAAAAGTCCATGCCCCTAGTGTCGGTGTGTTTGACGCGGACGGAGTTATTGAAAAGGTATGCCAGCACATCTGAGTTCCGCCAGCAAGACGCACGTAAAAACCATTAGCGTTGTTTCCAGTCTCTACTTCTACCGCCGGACCCGGCGGCAAATAAGCTGAAATCAAATCTGTTGCTAAGACTACCATATTTTAATCCCTTATGCTTGAGCTTCTGACCAACGAAGAAGAACGTGACCCGTGCCAGTACCAGCGGTTAAACGAATATTAATCGCAAGAATGTCAGAGCCGTCTGGATATTGGAAATCTCCTCCTAGTGGAGCACCAGTCAATTCCTTCAGTTCCGTAAGTTCTAGTCTATCGTTCACTGCGCCAGATGCGGTAGAAGGAGCAGCAAACGCAAACACCTGTTCACCTGGTACCGCAACGGTGCCCGCACTATAAGTCACAGAAGTCGCAACCTGCGCGAGACTTGGCTGGCCACCCGCAGATTCTACGTTTAATGGAAGCCACGTCGCTGAAGAGAAATTCTTAGGATTCAACACGCCTTCAACAATACAAGCACCAGGGTTTGTACCACCTGAAACAGATACACCGACTGCTTGTAGAAGAAGCTGAGAACGATTCAATAGATCTCTTACTCCAAGACCACCAACCTGACTGTTTGAAACGGATGGAGCAAGACGAATGAGGAACGCTGTTTGGTTCGCGGTTGTAAGACTCAAACCGACTCTCTGATAGTTAAAGATGTATCCACGGTCCTTAGTAAATCCACCGTCCATGATTAACGCAGAACCCCAGTGACTTAGAGTTGGAGAACACGTATTACTTATTAGAATTACACCAGTGCCGGCCGTATGGCTTGCAGCAGCCGCAGCAGTAAATCCAGTCGAAGTACCTGCTTGCCACTGAGTGAGTGTTGCTGCACGAGTCGCACCGGTAAAGTTACCAGCTCCACTTGCCGCTGACTTACCTGTGTAACTGATAATTTCGTTATCTATGTACAATGTTCCTGCTGTTGGAAAGTGTTCCAGTGCTGCAACTGGAATTGTTGTAACTGAGCTGTCGATCGTAGAAGTTAGAGATGTTACTGGAGTATCGTTTTCGATAGAATAGCGAACCGGGAGGTTACCAGATCTCATATAAGCTTCATCATTCACGTTGTTATTTTTGATACGATGCACGAAAACCCAGTTACCATCACTACCACGAACCATAAAATCAACAAAGCCAGCGCCGTACCACGAATACTGTAGACCGACCATGTGCATCTTACTTAGGTTAATATTAAACCCGCTTGGCCCGGTTCCGTCAATTGTATCAATGTTGAACTGCGACTGCCTAATTCTTGTTTCTTGAATTAAGTTACCCTTTACACCAGAAGCATTGATACCTCTATAATCAGGAGACACAAATATAGAAGTATCACTCACTACTTGTATAACATGGTGAGTCATACCGCGGATAACGATTCTATCGCCTGCTTTTAATTGCTGAGTAAATCTTGTATTTACGCCAGTCACCGCATTTGAGTTTTGCGTAACAGATAGAGTTCCACTTAATTGTGCAGTAGAATTTCTTTTTACTACAGATAAAATACTACCATCATATTCCCAGAATAATCCATTTTGTTCGTCAAACAACCCAGCTCTTACAGCTGCGCCATCCCATGTTATTACATACACCTTTGGCGTGATATTTAACACTGCAGTAGTTGCACCGAGTACACTGGTCGCTAATACTGTAAACTGATAGTCGCTTACGATAGATGCTACTGTATATGTGCCATTATACCCAGAAGTTGTCGATCCTGCTATTTCTATAACTGCGCCGATCTGTAAACCATGATCAATGTCATCAGTTGTAACAGTAATCGTAGAACCGACGGTGGTTCCGGAAGCAGTTATACTCCGAATATCATAGTTTGGTCTAAATAACGTTCCAGTCGACCAAAGAAAACCTTTACCTGATTGATAACGAAAATATCTTTTACTCTGACGAGCAACTGTTGCGCCATATGTTGGAGTTTTAGTTGAAAGAATAACTCCGCCGTCCTGTGGTCTGTGAACAATCGTAGAATTTGTAAACGCATATAAAGTAACGGTCGCTGGAGACACAACAACAGCGCCACCTCGTGCAGTATATGTTAATGATGTTAAACTAGGAACACTCGTAACAACAAACGGCCCAGAAGCAAGCGCAGCCTGAGTACCAGATGCAACGATAGAGTGGATAGCAGTACCAGGAATTAATCCGTGTGGGTTGGTAAAGTTTAAAGTAATTACTGACGGGTTAGCACCATTGCTCGTTGCTGATGCTACTGGTATCGAAGCGCCTGAATAGATTGCTCCACGCTTTAGTGTGGTAGCATCTGTTAGTAATGATTGTCCATTGGTTCCAACTACACCCCTTGCAAAATATGTTAGCGTGCTAGTGTTAGGTACACCCACTGTGTTAACAATAAATGTTCCGTCAGCTCTACTAAATCCTGCAATTCCAGAGTTTAGAGCTGAAATATTAATCGCTTGTCCCGCAGCGATACCGTGCGCGACAGACGTAGTGACTGTAATTAAACTATTTGTTGAAGCACCATCTGTAGTAATAGCAGTTACAACTAAGTCAACACCCGGTAATTCATAAGCGGATGGATAGCCGCGAACAGTTCCATAACCTGCCCATTTTGTCGGCTGTAGACCATATTCAAAGTCAGCATCGATGAGTGATTCGGGATTTGATACGCGCATTCTTTCGATAGCATCAGTACCAAAACTCCAAGGTCTTATAGTAGAGGCAGCGTTTTCGTTACCGTAAACAAAAATTTGAAGAGAATCACTAGCACTCTGACCAGTAGTGCTTACTCCCAATGTTATCGTTGTGAACCCATCTTCTCGCTGTGTGATAGTAGGAAAGTTAGTTGCGTCGTTTGCGGCAGTAAACGTTGCTGTAGTACCACCGTATGTAGAGTTACCAAATGTGTACAGGATAATATTATCTGTAACGTTAGTAATTAGCAGAAGCTGATCTAAAGTATATCTTCCAGGTATTTTTATTGTGCCAACGTTAGCACCGCCAGGAGAAAAAACGTAATCTCTTATAATCTTCTTACCCATAATTTTTCCTTTAGAATCCTAATGCTATAGCGAAAGCTGCAGCTTCATCGCTAGAGCCTCTCGCACCAATATTTGAAATAAATTGCCATGTAGTGCCGTCATAAACAAACTCTACGGTTGTTTGTGGTATGTTAACAGACAGTGTATCATTTATGCCTTCGATAGTCGCGCCGTTAAAGTTAACTAGCAAGTTATTTATTAGCCAACTTCCACCGTCGGTAATCTGCACGGCATGCCCAGGAGAAGGTGAAAATGGCATAGTCACCGTAAAGGACCCGGCCGACGTATCAGCAATGAGTTTATCACCATTCAGCGCCGTGTAGTTACTTGTTATTTTTACCCAGGATTTAACAACACCAACGTTAGGAGAAATAGCATTTTTTAGTGATATTGGCATTAGTTATCTCTCTTTATGTTTTCTACGTCAGCTTTTAGTTTCTTAACTGCTTCAATCAAGATTGCAATAAGTGGAGTATATGTAACTGTCTTTAAACCACTTCCGTTTGTTTTTACAAGCTCTGGCATGATCTTTTCTAGTTCTTGCGCAATCACACCGTAGCTCTTTGTCTTGTTATCTTTCCAATCGAAACTATACGTATTTATTTGTTCTAGAATATCAAAGCTGTTATCGATAGACTTAAAGTTTTCTTTAAATGTTACGTCTGAAAGTGAGTTAAAGTTAGTTGCCGACAGATCTCCGGTCGAAGGATTGAAATATAGTCTAGTCGTAGAAACTTCTGCGAGTTGATTTGAACCAGCGGCTGTTACAAACACCGGGAAAACTGTATCGTCATCTGATACGTCAACCGCGTTGATCGTAGTAGATGGGCCGGTAGGACCTTGTATACCCTGTGAGCCGGTTGTACCTTGCGCTCCTTGAAGACCAATCGCAGTAAATATTTCCCAAGTTGTACCGTCATAAGCAAACTCTACAGAAAAGCCTTTAACGTCCATTGTAATATCATCAGCTATGCCTTCGATAGTGCTTCCGTTTCTTGCGACCGTTAGATTTATAGCTGACCAATCGTTAGCGTCAGCGATTACAACGAACGCTCCTGTGGCGGGTGTAGCTGGGAGTGTAATTGTAAATGTTCCGCCGGCCGTGTTCGTGAGTATTCTATCACCAGAAACCGCAGTGTAATTGGTAGTTCTTAAGATCCAACTAGTAGATCCACCTGAAATACCTTGTGCACCAGTCCCAGACGTTCCTTGAGTTCCGGTAGTTCCTTGAATACCTTGCGATCCAGTCGTACCTTGAAGACCTTGCGATCCAGTAGCACCTTGCGTTCCTGTTGTTCCTTGGGTACCGGTTGTTCCTTGCGTTCCTGTAGTTCCCTGAGTTCCAGTCGTGCCTTGTGTACCGGTAGTACCCTGAGTTCCAGTAATTCCTTGAATACCTTGCGATCCAGTAGTTCCTTGGGTACCGGTTGTTCCTTGTGTACCGATTGTTCCTTGAGTTCCGGTAGTTCCTTGAATACCTTGCGATCCAGTAGTTCCTTGGGTACCGGTTGTTCCTTGTGTACCAGTTGTACCTTGTGTACCAGTTGTACCTTGTGTACCAGTTGTACCTTGTGTACCAGTTGTACCTTGTGTACCAGTTGCCCCCTGAGTTCCCTGCTCACCTTGAAGACCCTGAGTTCCCTGCTCACCCTGAAGACCCTGAGTTCCCTGCTCACCCTGAAGACCCTGAGTTCCTTGTGTACCTTGAAGACCCTGAGTTCCTTGTGTACCTTGAAGACCCTGAGTTCCCTGTGTTCCCTGAAGACCCTGAGTTCCCTGCTCACCCTGAAGACCCTGAGTTCCCTGCTCACCTTGAAGACCCTGAGTTCCCTGTGTTCCCTGAAGACCTTGAGATCCTGTAGTTCCCTGAGTTCCTGTAGTTCCCTGAGTTCCAGTCGTACCTTGTGTTCCTGTAGTTCCCTGTGTTCCCTGAAGACCTTGAGATCCTGTAGTTCCCTGTGTTCCCTGAAGACCTTGAGATCCAGTTGTACCTTGCGCACCGGTAGTACCTTGAATACCAGTTGTACCTTGTGTTCCCTGCTCACCCTGAAGTCCTTGAGTTCCTTGAGATCCAGTCGTACCTTGAGATCCAGTTGTACCTTGCGTTCCCTGAATACCTTGAGATCCTGTAGTTCCCTGAGTTCCAGTAGTACCTTGAGATCCAGTAGTACCTTGAGTTCCTTGAATACCTTGTTCACCCTGAGTTCCTTGTGATCCCTGAAGACCTTGAGATCCAGTAGTTCCTTGAACTCCGGTAGTACCTTGAATACCTTGTGTTCCAGTAGTACCTTGGGTACCAATCGTTCCCTGAATACCTTGAGTTCCGGTAGTACCCTGAGTTCCAGTTGTACCTTGAGTTCCCTGAAGACCTTGAGTTCCGGTAGTACCCTGAGTTCCTTGGAGGCCTTGAGATCCAGTAGTACCTTGAGATCCAGTAGTACCTTGAGTTCCTTGAATACCTTGTTCACCCTGAGTTCCTTGTGATCCCTGAAGACCTTGAGATCCAGTAGTTCCTTGAACTCCCTGAGTTCCTGTTGTTCCTTGTGATCCAGTCGTGCCTTGAGTTCCCTGAAGACCTTGAGCACCGTCTAATCCGTCTACAGCAGCCGTACCTTGAGATCCTTGAAGACCTTGCGATCCGGTTGTACCCTGAGCTCCCTGTAAATTAGTTGGATCTCCAACCCACGTACCGCTTGAGTTTATTACAGGTCCTATACTTTGTATTGTAACTCCACTTACTATAATATTCGCATCTGGATTAATAGAAAACTCAACACCATTGAGTTCTAATCCAGCGCCTGCTTTGTAAATCTGTGAAGAGCTTATCTGTGAGAAGTTTATGCCAGTGCTTCCAAATGTAATGACTCCTTCTGTGGTCAGTACATAGAGTTCGCCGGCTCCGGTGTTACCTTCTAGGACGTAAAACGCGTCGCCTCTACCTATACTTCCAGAATCGCTTGGGCTGTAAGAATCTGTATCGGTTGAACGAGTAAGAACCCAATCAGTATTTGCAGAACCAGTATCTGTGACTGTATACACGCCGTTATGAGCCGTGTTAGCTTGTTGATATAAAAGAACACGGTTGTCAGTACTTAGCGTAATTCCATCTATAATAAGACCTAGCTGAGTTCCGCCATTCGTTAATGTAGCGCCAACTCCTGATATTCCGTTATCATAAATAGCATTAAGAGAGATTGGTGACTCTACTCTAACTGGGTCGTGATAATGTATAGCCGCAGATACTAGTGTATCTACATACTGTTTTGTGACGGCTTGTAGATTACCAGATGGATCTTGTGCAAGAGTTAAGAAACCACCGGTCATCGTGGTGCTAACATCGGATCTTACGAATTGAAGACTATCCAATCCGTCTAGAGTTGCAGCATCTCCTGCGGTAGATCCTTGTATACCTTGTATACCAAAATTACCTTGAAGACCTTGATCTCCCTGCAGACCCTGAGTTCCCTGCTCACCCTGAAGTCCTTGTGTACCTTGCTCACCCTGAAGTCCTTGTGTACCTTGCTCACCCTGCAGACCCTGAGTTCCCTGCTCACCCTGAAGTCCTTGTGTACCTTGCTCACCCTGAAGACCCTGAGTTCCCTGCTCACCCTGAAGACCCTGAGTTCCCTGCTCACCTTGAAGACCCTGAGTTCCCTGCTCACCTTGAAGACCCTGAGTTCCCTGCTCACCTTGAAGACCCTGAGTTCCTTGTAGAACAAATAGTTCCCATTCAGTAGTATTAACCGCAGGGTCCTGATAAACAGACGTGATGACTTGCTTTGATACATAAGTGTTACCATCAACCGTGCTTACAGCAACAGTATCTTTTACATAGCTAGCCTGCACCCATGATCCAATATAATTTAATACGAGCTCGATGCCTTGGAGACCTTGAATACCTTGTTCGCCTTGAAGACCTTGAGTACCTTGCGTGCCTTGAGTTCCCTGCGTTCCCTGAAGACCTTGTGTTCCTTGAGTGCCCTGCTCACCTTGAGTACCTTGAAGACCTTGTGTTCCCTGAGTTCCCTGCTCGCCTTGAAGACCTTGAGTACCTTGTTCGCCTTGAAGACCTTGAGTACCCTGCTCGCCTTGAAGACCTTGAGTACCTTGAGTACCTTGTTCGCCTTGGATACCTTGGGTACCTTGAGTTCCCTGAAGTCCTTGTTCACCTTGATTGCCTTGGAGTCCTTGTTCACCCTGAGTTCCCTGAAGTCCTTGTTCACCTTGATTGCCTTGGAGTCCTTGTGTTCCCTGTTCTCCTTGAAGACCTTGCGTGCCTTGAAAACCCTGTGTTCCAGTAGTGCCCTGTTCGCCTTGGAGACCCTGAGATCCGACAGTTCCTTGTGTACCCTGGAGACCTTGCGTACCCTGAGAACCTTCTGCTCCGTCTATGGCCGCGGTTCCCTGAATTCCCTGAAATCCAGATGTTCCTTGAAAACCCTGCGTCCCGGTAATACCTTGAATACCTTGTTCGCCTTGGGTTCCCTGAGTACCTTGAATACCTTGTTCGCCTTGGGTTCCCTGTTCACCCTGTGTTCCTTGTAGACCTTGCGATCCATTATTTCCCTGCGTCCCAGTTGTACCTTGTGTACCAGTAGTACCCTGGGTACCTTGTGTTCCCTGAAGACCTTGTGTTCCAATAGTACCTTGGGTTCCAGTCGTTCCTTGAGTTCCGGTTGTGCCTTGAACGCCTTGTGGCCCAGTAGTACCTTGGAAACCTTGAGTGCCCTGCGTTCCTTGAAGACCTTGTTCGCCTTGAAGACCCCGAGTTCCCTGAACACCTTGCGCACCTTGCACGCCCTGTGGTCCAATATCTCCAATATCTCCAGTTCTAGCAAATGTAATGATAATATCTTCGTTATCATTAAAGTTATTAACTGACCCAGATACATACCCACAGTTAACTAAGAAAAACCCTGCTTCTTCTGATATAGATGAAATTGTATAGAGAGCGAATCGTTGAGACGCAGTTCTGTTAGATACTCTAAAGTGTCCTTTAATCGTTGAAGTAGAATCATCGATTGTTCTTAAAAATGATTGAATATCAATACCGTTGTCATCTGTGTCATCGATGAACATTCTAATTGCAGTCGTTATGTCTGCATCATTGAACTTTAATCTTCCGGTGCCTGGGTCAGATTGAATAATGGAAGTGCTATAGGTGTAATCAAACGATGCCCCGCCAAAGTTGCCATCCGTACCTTGTATACCAAAAGTACCCTGTGCACCCTGAGATCCTTGTGTACCTTGCTCACCTTGTATACCAAGAGTACCCTGAAGACCTTGGTCTCCCCGTAGACCTTGCGTGCCTTGAGATCCCTGTGTACCTTGTTCGCCTTGTATACCAAGAGTACCCTGTGTACCCTGAGATCCTTCAACTCCTTGCGTACCTTGCTCACCTTGAAGGCCAGTTGTTCCTTGAACTCCACTCGTCTCTAACCAAAAGCGATTTCCTTCTGTATCAGACGCAAGAACATAGTTATTTGCTTCTGGAACACCGAGATCTGGTTCTGTTTCAGAAAGTTTAATATACTTGTATCTATCCGGAGACACTTCTGTAGGAGGTGTCTTTTTTACTTTACCTGATAAATTCATTCCTGATAAAAATTCTGTCATCTAACTTACACCACTCCGCTATGTTCGCTTGACAGTCTTTCTTCTGCGGCCACCATAACATCAAATACGCCGGACACTTCTGCTCTAACTTGAAGTCTATCGCCATTTGCATTAGATGCCGTTCTCTTAAACAAACTTCTGCCCTGAATAGGAATAAACGCAGTGTCACCAGCCGGAACTTCTATCTTTCCTATTTCAATAGTTGTACCACCTTCAGTTACAAAAACGACTTCAATCCACCTATCAACAGAATCTTTATTTCTAGCAGAGATTGGCGTAAGCAAAAAGATCTCTCCAGGGCGTATAGCTCGTGAAGCGTCGGCCGGATCTCTTTCAGAATATTTGTTTGATGCGTCTGGAAGAGAGAAGTCAGGTGCTTCTGCAATTACTTGAAATGTGTTAGCTACACTATTCTGCGCTATTCTTAAAGGTTTTCCGGTTGATGGCGTTCTACATGTAATACGTGCCATGATTAAAAACTCCTTGCGATTGCTGCTCTAGTTGCAATTCTATTAACTGATTGTTCAAATGGAGGACCCGTAAGTTCGCCAGTATCTGCATCGATCTTCATGCCACCAATGAAGAGAGCCGATCCTTGATCGTCTTGGCCAGACGCAATGACTATGCCATTATTTAACTCGAGTATACTTTCTTCGATGGTCGCAAAATTTCTAGCAGGTGGTATTTTTGTTAGCGCGACACCGGCCATGAGTGCTGTCCATGTGTGGCCTATCGCCGTGATCGTAGAAGGCTCGGAAACTCTATTCGTATCTTCGATCGTGTCTATTAATGCAGAGACCAGGTTAGTTACTATCGTGTCTGAAGCAGAATTAACGTTTGCTAATGCAATAATAGTGTTTCTCATAAACTCGAACGAGTGTATAATTGCGTTTTCTTTTGACTCTGCATACACCTTTTCGCCGATAGTATCAAACAGACCTTTTGCAAAATCTAGCATTGGTTTTTCATTCGCAGTCTGCAGAACCCACACAATTGACTGAAGAAATGCGGCAGCTTCTCTTCTGATAAATTCTTCGTCCTGTGCAGTCCACCCGTTAGTGTATCCACCAGACACGAGATTATTCCAAGTAGCATTTATAATTGTTGTTCTAGCCGCAGAGACGGCATTTGATGCAGCTGTCTGTATTGATAATGATCCCTCTGCTACTTCTGTAGGAACAACGATGTTTCTTGATCCGTCCGCGACCATAGTATAGTCGCCGAATTGAGTAGAGCAAGAAGATAAAATAATTTGCCCGCCATCAAGAGCAAGAAAATGTTTGTGTGCCCACATACTAACTGCATTAACAGCATTAATGAGTCCACCGTTCCTTGCGACATACCCAATACCATTATGAGAGACTGGTGTAGCGCCCCAAGCCATAATGTTTGGGTAGATACTATATGCTGAACATACGGACCCATCGGCTATAATAACACCGGCACCCCTACCAATAAGTGGATTTGCATTATCTCTGTCCAAAGGTGGCGCAACAGTATCCCAGAATGGAGTTGTTCTAACTACAACCTTATGAACGTATGGCGCTCTACGAATTACTGCACCTGGTCTAAAACAGAACGCAAAACCTTCTGTTGGATTATCCAAACTATCAAGACGCCAATTGTCGAATACTAAACCTTCAACAAAGCAACCAGAACCTAGGCGGAACACGTTTCTTTCTTCATACCCGGTGACAGGGCTTATGAATGCGCTTCTATGAGCTGCTCGAATAACAACATTGTCTGGCACATCTAAATGACCCTGTGTCGTATACCTGCCTGGGCCTATTTCAATAAGAGTGACTTCTTCTTCTTCTCTGTCTGCCGCGTCTTCGAGCGCCTTCTCTATTGTGGCATACGCGCCGTCCCAAGATGTTCCGCTGTTCGTATCATCACCGTTCTTTTGAACGTAAACAACATTTCTTACAGGATTGCTAGCAAGAAACGTTATGATGGCTTCATCACCATCCTGGTTTCTCTTTAAGAAAATGTTGCCATCATAGGTGTTGATGGCGAGTTCACCTAGTTCAAGATCCGATACTGTTGGGACTCTATCTGAAATAGAGCTTCTTTTATGCTTTATTATAGCGGCCATGTTGTTCTTCGACTCTTTTTATGTGGTCGTTTTCTTTATTTATTTACTCAGTAGGTGCCGCCATCTATGACCTGCTCGCTGAGTGTTGTTGTTGCGATAAATTTCTGTAAAGCAGAGTCGTAAACCAAAATAGAACCGTCAGCATTTGTATTCATATCTACATCTGCCAGATCTCTAAGTCTTCTTACTATTAAGTTTGTCTGGTTTGTAAAAACTCTAGGTTTTTCGTTGCCAACAACGGCATTAACTCTTAGTCTTTCACTTCCAACCGTAACTCTTACCGTTTCCGACATGTCTTATACCCTTGTGACCGTTGGCAAGATAAACATAAGACCTTCTAAAACTTTAACTCGAGTTCCGCCTTGACTCATCATGATTATATCATATGTATACTTACCAGGATCGAGAGCTTCGGATGTTTCTGGTGAAATGTATAATTCTATCATACCAGTATTCGCGCTAAGAAAACTAGCGATCTCAGCGTTTGCGGAAATTGAAGAAGAATATAATTTCTTTATGTTACAGTAAAATGATTTATTCGAAGCGTCATACTCTTCACCGGCGGTTGTGGTGAGAAATAGGTCAATCGAATAATCGACGCCTTGGTCTACGTATAGGTTTGCTATAGTCGTCATTTGGCATACACTCTTTTTTGTTTCTATTTATAAAAGAGTGTATGCCTATTATTTTAGTTGACATTTTCAATAATTCAGATATAATGAGATTTATCGGATAAGGATAATAGAATTAGAGAAGCATATTTAATTTGTACATGTCCGCATGAGTATACTCCTGATAGTGAGATCTCAGATGATCAGGAAATGGTATTGTCTCTATACTAGCATTGTACATAAGAGCGACGTCTCTCGCAACGTCAAGAAAGCTGCGAGTAGATCCTGAGCCTAGGTTAAAGATACCACTCTCTTTCTTCTCAATCATTTTAAGATGTACGTCTACTACACGATCAACGTGTATGAAGTCTCTCTTATAGTTTTCAGAACCTTCAAACACTCGAATGACGCCAGTCTCGCGAGCTTGTCTCGCGAATTGATTATACGGACTGGCCTGAGATCCTTTATGATCTTCGCACGGGCCGTATACATTGAAGTAACGAAATCCTTGCCATATAAATTTATGAGCTTTTGATCTCATATACTCTTCGAAGAAATACTTACTCATTGCGTATAGATTGAGAGGATACACAGTTTTGCTCTCGTCAACCGGACACTTATACTTGTTTCCGTAGACAGATGCGGACGAAGACCATTGCAAATTCACATTATGTTTCTCGCATTCTTCTGCGAGTTCGATGGACCACGCAAGGTTTAGGTCCATCACTCTTCTAGCATCCTTCTCAGTGGTTGAGCTTAGAGCTCCGAGGTGGATTACCCAGTCAAGATTGCTAAAATCTAGATACTTTGGACGCGTGTCTGGATAGTCCTTAATATCAAACTTAACCAACTCCCAATCAGATGGTAATTTTTTGATTAGGTTCTGACCTATAAATCCGTTTGTTCCTGTAACGAGTACTTTCATGTCTTTAGCCATCTCTCATTTTCTAGAGTCCACTTCACTACTTCTGCAATTCTCTCACGAACTGATGTAGCAGGTTCCCATCCAAGATTCTTCATCTTGCTTCCATCTAGAGCATAACGAAGGTCGTGACCTGGGCGGCTCGAGTGGAAGTCAACAAACTCGTAGTTGAGTTCCTTACCCTGTGCATCGGCAATGATCTTTGCGAGTTCATAGTTATTGATCTCTTCTGCGCCGACGATGTTAAATTTAGGACACTTAGCTCCACCCCATTCTGTCTTTAAATCGAATTGGTTCTTAAGAAGGAATAGAACAGCGTCAGCAACGTCTTCTGCATGAATATAGTGACGGGATCCTGGGATCGTTTTTGTTCTATCGCTGTGGATTGTAATCTTCTCACCATCACGAGCTCGCTTAATGCACATTGGTATGTACTTCTCTGGATGTTGTCTCTGACCGAAGACATTCATGGTATGAGTGATATAGATCGGAAGACCGTATGTGTTCTCATACGCAACGGCAAGTTCTTCTCCGCCTGCTTTTGACGCACTATAAGGATTAGTAGAGTTATAGCGATCGTTTTCACCATACTTAATTCCATCAGGCGCAGGACCAAAGACTTCATCCGTACTGAAGTATATAAATCTCTCAAGGTTACTCTTCTGCGATCTTGCAAACTCGAGTATATTACACGTTCCAACTACGTTATCGAGAACGAACTCCATCGGATAGTCGATTGAACGATCCACGTGCGATCCTGCCGCGAGGTGAGCGATGTAGTTTACAGTTCCTACTTCTGAACGAACGAGCGGGTTCATATCAGCTTTAAGGTCGTGAAACACCACGCTTACTCTCTTGCGCGTTTCACTGTCGAACTCTTGTAGTGAGTCGTGGAGGCGATTAAGATTGCCGCTGTAGTCCAATCTATCGAGAGTAACGATCTCCCAGTCTGTCTCTCTGAGCACTTTACATACTAGGTGGTGAGCAATAAATCCGGCTCCGCCAGTAATCAATATTCTTTTCATAATGTAACTTCCTTTTGACTGTCGCCCGGCATTATTCTGTAATTATCCTCTACAGAATCCGGCGTTGAAACTTCAATAATAGTACCTTCTTGGAGACATTCTATCTGATGGGGTTGAAGCGGTGTATTTCTCCAAGTTGATCCGGTAGTAAGTACTAAAGAATGTCTCTTAGCGTTTTCTGTATCTATCCAATGAACTATAAATTCTCCAGATAGCACATACCAAGTCTCGTCTTTTTCTCTGTGAAAATGCATTGAAAACTTTGCGCCAGCATTAAAGTTTAGAAGCTTTCCACAATACTTATCGTTAGTGGCCCAAATAAGTTCGTGGCCCCAACCCTTTTCTACAAATCCGTTAAGTCTTGTCATTTCACTACTCCTTAATAGGATGATCATTTATAAATTGAATAGGTGTAATTAAGCCTAAGTCTAGAGTCATGTTGTTTTTAAACTTTCCATATTCAAACCACGGATTATCTAGCTTTATTGGTGTTCCCTCAGAGTTCATCTCTATGACTCCAATTCCATAATCTATGTCGACGGTATAAGTCTTTAGGTATGTTTCAGTCCTAAACTTATAGAAAGCTTTCCATGTGGTTCCACACCACGCTCCGCCGTTTTCTTTGAAAAATTTATAGTCAGAATGCGCATTATAAAAATTTTCTGGACCACAGTCGTGTAAAACTACAAATCCTTTACAGTGATTAATCGCATTTTGTATGTCACGATATACTTGATCTGCTAAGTGAAGGCCGTCTATAAAGATGATGTCCCACTTGTGATCGGGTTCAAACTCAGTCTTCTTATTACGCAACTTCTCAAAGAATTCGTCAGAAGTCATTTGATAGTCAATATGAACTTCTGGTCTTGTCTTTTGCGGATCGACAGAACATTTTTTCGATGCGTTTATGAGATTAAAACAATTTTCGGGGTGCTCTACTCCAATCTCAAGATATGAACAATTATTGTCATAGTAAGCCGCGGCTAAATGATTAATCACATTATAACGCATTATATGTTATCCTTCTATCTCTTTTAAAGTTGGCGCATATACACCGATCTTCTGAACAGTAAC